CCCTACATCGACGGCAACCCGAACAAAGAACGTGTCGATGAGTGGATCGCAGAGGGCAACACGTTGGAGGCTGCGTAATGGCTATTGACTTTCCTAACTCCCCAACAACAGGCGACATCCACACGGTCAGCGGTAAGCGTTGGCAATGGGATGGCGAGAAGTGGACTGCTTATGGTGATCAGGGCAATGCTCGGGTTGGTATTAATGATACTACCCCTTCTTATAGTCTTGACGTAAACGGCACTGCCCGCGTTACGGGAGCGATCACAACTTCAGGCAGCGTAGGTATCGGGGAGACGGCACCTGCTTCTGACCTTGTGGTGCGTGCCGATTCGGCGGCAGGCAGGGGCGGCGAGATTACGATTCTCAACTACGCCACATCTACGGTTGGCAATGAGGCGGCGTTGAACTTCGGGTTGGAGAACTCCACCTACGCTGGCGACGCTGGTAATGCTCAGATCAAGGCGAGGCTGAACGCTACTAGTGGTGCCGCCGATCTTATATTCAGTAACTGGACCGGGGGTGCGTTCACTGAGCATTTGCGTATCATGGCGGACGGCAAGGTCGGTATCGGCACCACCACCCCTGTTGCTCCGTTGCAGGTCAATACCACCGCCTCTGATGCGGCGACTATCCAGATGAACACAACTCATGCGTCAAGCAAGCGGACCCGTTTGCAGTTCGCTTACGGCGGTACGCAGGGTTGGGAGTGGGGTACTGACATCAGTGCGAATGGCGGCACAGAGTTGTACGCCTACAACCGTGCATCTGGGGTCATTGCGATGACGATGCTAGATACGGGCAAGGTCGGTATCGGCACCGCCAGCCCGTCCTACCTCTTGCATCTTTCGGGAACGGACCCGATATTGCGTATTGACGAAACGCCCGGTGATGACAATGTGAAACTCCAGTTGATGCAGGCCAACTCCGAATCGGAGGGAACGGAACTGCGCTACGAGTCGGCAACGGGCCACTCCTACTTGAAGAGCATTTACAGCGGCGGTCACATGTACTTCCAGACTGCTGGTGCAAATAACCGCATGACGATCACCAACGCAGGCAAGGTCGGCATCGGCACCCCCAGCCCGACATACCGCTTCCAAGTTGCTCACCCCGGTACTTCCGCTCAGGGCTACTTTGAGGGTGGCTGGAACGACAACGTAAACAGCAGTGGCGGGAACAGTCGGTTGAACTTCAACGACCACAACTTTGGGATTGGTGCAGGGCAGATTGGTAGTGGCTCCGGCGAAGATCATCTGGTGCTGTATTCGTACAACCAAGCGGGCAGGGGCATCTCGTTCAAGGGCACCAGTAACGGAGCGGCGACGACGTTTCAGTCGATGGACAAATGGGCGGCGTTCACCCACCACACTTGGGGGCCACGCCTAACCTTGTATGGATCAGGTACGACTGAGGGTGGTGAGTTGGCGCTCGCTGGTGGTTCGTCATACGGCGACGATTTGTATATAGATAGACACGACAATACTCTGCGGATGATCTACGACGGTGCTTCGGTGTTTCAGATTGCGTCCAACGGTAACGTTACGAACTTGAATGACTCCTATGGTTTGCTTTCGGATGAGCGCCTCAAGACCGACATCGCTCCTGCCCGCAACTACCTTGCCGACCTGCTGAACCTAGAGGTTGTCAATTTCGTCAAGGACAAGCAGTTCGTGCCGACGAGGATTCCTGTTCTGGATGACGATGGCAACCCGACCTACAGGCCGGTGCCTGTTATGGATGACGAGGGCAACATGACTTATGACGCCGACGGTATGCCGATTACCACGAATGGTGACGCTATCTCCGACCCGTCGCCAACAGAAGGTGCCTTTGAGGCGCTTGACGAACCGGGCATTAAACAACTCGGGCTGATCGCCCAACAGGTCGAACCATATCTGCCCGGTCTTATCGAAGAGGATCGTTATGGTGTGAAGACTCTCAAGTACTCGGTGCTGGTGCCGATGCTGCTACAGGCCGTCCAGACCCTTACCGCTCGGGTTACCGAACTGGAGTCTGAATAATGGCTATCAACTTCCCCGACTCCCCGTCCACAAATGATACCCATACCGTTGGTGATAAGACATGGACTTGGAATGGTACCTACTGGCATCTGAACCAGAACTCGTCCACCTACTACGCGCAGGACGGCGTTCCGTCCGATCCAGACGGTGGTGACTTCTGGTTCGAGTCTGATACCGGCCAACTGTTCGTCCGGTACGACTCGGCGTGGGTTGAGATCGGTCACGCAACCGACTTTGGTTCGTCGTTGACCGACGCCGATGGCGACACGCTGATCCAGTTGGAGGAATCCTCTGACGAGGACATTATTCGTTTCGATACCGCTGGCACGGAGCGGATGACGATTGCTGCTAATGGCGCTATCAATGTTGCCGGTACGTTAACTGCCGGTGCTTTTTCTGGTCCTCTTACTGGTAATGTGACTGGTAATGCTTCTGGTACTGCTAATACTGTTACGAATGCTGCTCAGACCGCTATCACTTCTGTTGGTACGCTGACCGGATTAACTATTAGTGGCGACCTGAGCATCGGCACAACCACGGCTAATGAAACGCTGAACATTGCCGGGGTGACGACGGCCTCCGGCAAAGGGTCGAACTTCATCATCAAGGGCGGGGATGCGACCGGGACGAACCTGACCGGCGGCTATCTGGTAATCAAGCCGGGGATGGGCACCGGGTCGGGTATCTCGGGCGACATCCTGCTCCAGACCGGCCCGGCGGGTGGGTCGGGTACGTCGCAGAACACGGCGACGACGGTCCTGACCTGCACCTCAGCCGGGAACGTGGTCGTCGCCAACGACCTAACGGCGACAGGGGCAACGATCAACAGCCGCGAGGTTCCGGGCGTCTACTACGGCACCTCGTCGCGGGCCACGGCACTGACTGTCACCCACAACGGGCACCTCAACATCGACACCGCCCTGAACATCACCATCGACTGCGCTGTCGGGGATGTGATCCAATACACGTTCGACACCTACGTCGCTTCCGCTGCCAACATCGCCCACTTCCTGCCGTACACGCTCGACGGGACGACAACAAAAAACTTCCTCCCCATCGGGGTGCAACTGTTCGGCCCCGCCTTCTGGGGCGCTACGGAAGCGCAATCCAAGTCGTACACCTACACCTACAAGACGCAAGCGGCCGATGTCGTTTCAGGCGAGGTAACGGTCGGCCTCTACTGCAACACGGCGAATGTCGCCCACACCATCATCGACGGCAACATCGGATTCCGTGCGACGCTCACGAACCTCGGCCCCGACATCTCCTAGGAGGAAACCATGAGCGGCTACCCGACCAACTGCCAACGACTCGTCCGCAACGACCTGCTCGCCATGTCCGACTGGACGCAACTCCCCGACGTTGCCCTGACCGCCGCGAAGGTGGCCGAGTGGGCGACGTACCGTCAGGCGCTCCGCGACCTCAACGTCGACGGCGACGACCCGGCGCTGCCCGACTGGCCGACACAACCGGAGGCCGCATGACCGAAGTGACCATCGACACGGTATGAGACTACTACCCCCAACGCACGTGGCTGGATAGCCCCAGCCTAAGGCCCACGTACAGGTGGTACACTAGATGTGTACACCACGAGTCCCTAGAAAGGCAAATCAGTGGACAACGAGAATATCCAACTTAACCCCCAGACCGTCATCAACGAACTTCAGAACCGTCTGAATGCGTTGCAGGGCGAGAACGTGGTACTAGCAGCCATGCTCACGGAACTCCGCTCTTCTCTGGAGGGTCCAGATGCCGGGGAGGCTACTGAGGATGCCGAAGAGGTACAAGCCGAGAGGGATTAACCCTGTACAGGTAGAGAAGTTTGCAGGTGTTCTAGACGAACTCGTTGGCCCCGAGCCGACGGAGACCAGCACGAAGCAGGTCACCGGCTCTGGTGAGTACACATACACCAGAGAACGGGAGGTAGAGCGGCAGCAACTTGGACCGGACGAAGAACAGCCCGCTGGTCATATTGAGCCGATGGTTAACGGGGTGGACTTCACCAGTACCCGAGTGGCGGGTTACCGGTATGTTCCACATGACCCCAATGACAGCACCGACGCTGGGCTGGGCACCATTTACATGACGTTTGTAAGGCCCGGTAAGGCCATCGGGTACCAGTACGAGAATGTACCTCACGCTGTGTACGCCGCCTTTTCGACAGACGGGGTGTCCAAGGGCAAGTTCATAAACAGTACGCTGAACCACTTCGATTACAAGCCCGCCACGGACGGCTTGTTCTTCACGTTCTAGCCTGTGGGTATGCCTCTATGGCGTAAGGTACTTGGATACGCCCCACTGGTTCTGGGTGTGCTTCTCTTGCCCACCTTACCCTTTCTCCGGGGCTGGTGGCTCCTCGGGGTCACCGGGGCTGCTATTATTAGTTGGTGGCTAGTACTACGCAACACGCTGGACTTGGTGCAGGGAGTCGGTTCCGTGTACTGGTTGACACGCCAGACGACCGTAAAGCGTCTCGCTATCCAGACTTCCTTTATGAGGGAAACCGACTACCCGTGGAGGACCGGGCGTGGGATACAGGCTGTGGTCCCATATCGGACGTTTCAGGTAGGGGTTTGCAAGCCTTCTGAGCACTACACGAAAGAGGAGGGGCTGCTCCACTCGTTGGTGGGCCGTAGCCTCTCCAGTAAACCAGAGGAGATCAGAACATGGCATTGAAGTTTTGGGGAGACGCCAAGGCACATTCTGTAGCGACCTTGGATCGGCCTTCACGGGTCACCAAGATGGGCACCTCTGACTTGCGGGAGTGGATGGACCTAGAGATCATGCACCTCGGAGAGGCGTACGACAAGTGGCGGTACCACTCCTACGGGGCAGATGAGGTCACCACCAGAGTGGAAATGCTTGCCGCCATGTGGGATGAACTGGCGGAGCGAACAGATTGAGTACTCAACTGGCTGATCCTCAATTAGAGTTTGACGATGTTGCCGATATTGACGTTGATGAGGAGTTGGATGAAGCATCAACGGAGTTCGTGGACGAGTTGGTCAAGAAGTTGGTGGTGTTCACAGAGGAGTTCTGTGCTGTTGAGTTCTTCCCCTATCAGGTTCCTATCGCCTACCGGTTCATAGAGTCAGTCGTAGTAGGGGACGGTGAAGAACTAACGCTGATCGCCACCCGACAGAGTGGTAAGTCAGAGGTACTGTCAAATGTAATTGCGGCAATGATGGTGATCCTCCCCAAACTGTCGAAGGTTTACCCTTTGTGGCTGTCCAAGTTCGCCAAGGGCTTCTGGTGTGGGGTGTTCGCTCCAACCGAGGATCAGGCCGACACGGTATTTAGTCGTATCGTTTCTCGTCTCACAAGTGACCACGCCCTGAACTTCCTACTTGACCCGGAGATTGACGACAAGGCTTCGTCAGGTGGGGCACGTGGGAAGGGCAAGGTTGTGTCCCTGAAGAACTCGGGGTCCCTCTGCCGGATGCAGACCTGTAACCCCAAGGCCAAGATTGAGTCCAAGACCTACCACTTCGCCATTGTGGATGAGGCTCAGGGGGCTGACGAGTTCGTTGTCACTAAGTCGATCAAGCCCATGTTGGCGTTCAACAACGGGACAATCGCCCTGACTGGTACTGCTACTCGTAATAAATCTTATTTCTATAAAATGATTCAATTTAATAAGCGTCGGGACATCAACAAGAAGCGAGGTCAACGAACGGCCCACTTTGAGTACGACTGGAAGACCGCTGCGAAGTACAACAGCAACTACGGGAAGTTCATCAACAAGGAGAAGGTGCGTATTGGGGAGGACTCAGATGAGTTCCGCATGTCCTACCTCAACCACTGGATGCTTGAGAAGGGCATGTTTGTCACCGAGGAGAGGCTGGATCGCCTCTACGACCCGTCCATGCCGTTGGTATCGGAGTGGTGGCGCACACCTATAGTAATAGGTATAGACGTAGCGAGGTCCAATGACTCCACGGTAGCCACCGCAGTCTGGGTTGACTGGGACCACCCCGATGGATTGGGCTTCTTTGAGCACCGTGTCCTGAACTGGTTGGAACTCCACGACACTGACTGGGAGTCCCAGTACTTCAAGATCGTGGACTTCGTTCGCAACTATGACGTTCTGCGTGTTGGTATAGACGCTCAGGGTGTTGGCGGTGCGGTGGCAGAGCGTCTGGAATTACTGCTCCCTGATATGGAGGTTCTGCCCCTGTCATCAGACGCCAAGGCCCAGAACGAGCGTTGGGTACACCTCACGGAGTTGATACAGAGAGATCAGTTGGTGATTCCGGGGCACTCCAAGGCAAGGAGAACCAAGCGCTGGAGGAAGTTCAACCAGCAGATGGTGGACCTAGAGCGTATAAACCGAGGACCGTACCTGCTGGCCGAGGCCCCTACCGAGCGAGGGGCATTTGATGACTACCCGGACAGCCTCGCCTTGGCCTGCTGCCTGACAGTACACGATATTATGCCCACAGTGTCAGTAGCCGAGAATCCATTCTTCGTTTAGTGCTATCATAGTACAGGTACCTAACCGTAATCCCCGGAGGATTTCATATGCCAATCAATCAAACAGTCGCTCCCGCTGCTCAGTTCCCTGAGCGGGGACCCGAGGTAGGAAGTCATGGGTTTGAGCGTGTGCTCGGTCCAGACATCCCGAACCAGCGTGGTCCTCTTCGCTTTGAAGAGGGTGTCGCCACAGACACCGACGTTCCCAATGACTTCGCAATCGGATCGTATGTGGACGGATCGTCCGCACCCGGACGAGCCAACCACAACAACCCGGCGATGTTCTACAAGCCTGCCGAGCAGACGATGGCAGAACGTGCTCACGTCGGCTCCGCCTCGTGGATTGAGGCCCCCTCGGTCCTAGGTGAGTTCGTCCAAGGTGTCGTGGCTGGAGATGGAATGCCCACGTTTGAGCGTTCCTTCAACTCTGGCGCACACATGAACCGCCCGAGTGCTGTTCGCGTAGACGACTGATCCCCCCCTACAACTAGGACGGGGACAAGGTCGTGGCTAAATATACGATTGCCAGCGGCCAACAGTTTGGTTCGGTAGTCAACCGCTTGCTCAACATGGGTATGCACCTGCCTGACCATACCGTAGAGCGAGGAATGGTCTGGTACCCAACAGTACGCGAGACTGTTTCAATACAGTCACAAAATGTTGGGCTAACCCGATCTCAGGGCGCTGGTATCGTCGCCGCTGTCTCTCCGAACGTGGAGTTTGCTTCTAGGAACATAAAGGCCCTTGATGAGATTCAGAACATCTCGCCCGAGGGCTGGGATATGGTACACCGCAGCGCCGCCCGACGGGACGACCGGGGTCGGGTGATGAAGCGTCTACCAGAAGTTGGTGCCATGCTGACAGAAGTAGCACCTTCGCTGGCTTCTGGTTATGACCAGAATCTTGCCAAGGCCCACCGCATTCTGCAAGGAGAGGAGTGGCGCGATGTCCTTGGAGGAGCACCAAAGACCTACTCGTTCGCAGACAACATTGAGGACCCTGCTTCTCCATTGGTTACGGTGGATGGGCGGTTCCACGATGTCATCGCCAACAAGCGGATTGAGTGGAAAGAGAATCGTGGCTTGGATACGGCTAACAGGGGTAGGGGACTAATCGGAGTGGGGCGGGGGTCCTATCGAAGGGGTGAGTCCCGCTACGACTCTCTGGAGCGGGTGACCGACGTTGCAACGGATAAGTTGGTTAAACGTGATCCTCGCTTTGCAGGTGCCTCGTCTAAGGACGTTCAGGCGATCTTCTGGGTCGGTGGTGAGGGGATTGAACGCTCACAACCTACTCAGAAGGGCACGCAAAGGACCGACGGTGAGCCCCGAGTAGGACAGGCGTATGTGACTCCTAGCGGCCACCCGTTGGAACGTGACTCACACTTCTGGAATCAAGCATGACTGAAGCATGGGCTCTAGTAGTGGCGGCAGCCGTCACCGGGGTGTTCGGGTTGTTCAGGGTCTGTATCCGTAACTTCCGCCA